GATGTAGTAGTAGTTATTTGATTAATTGAACCTCCACTACCGCTTAGTCTTAAAGCCGAAGGTGATACTCTCATTTGCACTGGATAAAACATTACCCAACCATTTCTATTTCCAACATAAGCCTTTAATCTACAATAATATCTTTGACAATCTGCTAATTCTTGACGAACAAGTCTGTGTTCAAAATCAGTAGCAACTTCACCTACTTCAAATTGAATACCTGTAATATAAAATTCATTACTTGTTGAATCAGCCAAATTAACAGTTTGACCTGCTGCTGCATTTGCATTAACTGAACTTTCCCAAGCAGTTGGAGAACTTCCAGAGGTGCGGTCAGTTCCAACAACAAGCCACCAGATGATATTCAATGAATGACCATTATTATTATCTAAAGCACCAGTAGTGTCGCCAGCAAAAGTAATAATTTTTCTTTCCCAAGTGTTTGCTTGATTAATAGTATAAGTTGCACCAATCTGTCTACTATTGTCATTGTCAGTAAGCAATACAGCTAAAGTGCCAGTTTTATTTGATTTAACATAAAAACTTAAAGTGGTTTTTACAGCGTCAGAAGTTCCCTTGTTTAGACGTTGTACATTCTCTCCTTCAAATCTTTGCGATATGTAATTAAAATCACTAGCTGCTGGACTTGCATCAGCAGTTGTACAATCCCATTTTAAAGAATTACCAAAACCAGCAGGAGCATCACTTGATTTTGTAATTGTAAACGCACCACCACCGTTTATTCTACAAAACATCCTGTCAACAACTCGAACTGCATTTGATGAGGTTAAATTATTTGCAGCAGGATATTGTGATATGTGCATAGCTCCATTAATAATCATATTTCTATTGGCAAATTGACCGCCATTAACACCAGTTACCGATTGCAAATTATCATTCGAGTCTTTTGTTGTTATTACTCCGTCAACATCAGTACTTGGTAGTTTTACTGTTCTATCTGATGATGGGTTTGTATCTGGTGCTGATATTGAAACAGCATTACCACCAGAATGTTTTAATTTAATTGAACTCATGCAGCCTCCAATGCAGCAACTTTCGTTTCTAATGTTTCTATTTTACTTACTGCTTCCTGTAGTGCAGCAGTAAGTAACGGAACTAATTTACTTTGATCTATTGCTTGAATTTCTTCTCCATCTTTTTCTCCTGTAACTGCTTCTGGTACTGCTGTGACTTCATGGGCAAAGAAACCATCAACAGTTGTGCTTGCATCACTTTTCCAATTAAATCTATATGGCTTTAATGTTTTTAATCTTGTTATGCCATCAGAAATCGCTACAGCATTTTCTTTTAATCTGTAGTCAGAAGAAGTGTTATAACCAGTTGAATTTCCACTTGTATTAATAAAACCAACTCTACCATTTGGGTTGAAAAAACTAACTCTAGATTGACCACCTGTGCTACTGCCTGTAACTGCTAAACCTGCTGCACCTCCTGCACTTATCTGAACTTTTGCTGCACTTACTGTGTCAAATGTAGAAGTTGTTCCAAAAAGAAATTTTCCGTCACTAATAACTCTAGCTCGTTCATTTGTACCTGTGTAAAATGCTATCAGTTGATTTGTTCCGTCAAATTGAAGACCTGATCTCACCTGACCATCAGATCCACCGTTATAGGTATATACAAAAGGGTTATCACTAGCCCATTTCATATCATTTGTTAAATTTAATTGTCCATTTGAATCTATTGTTGCTCTAGTTATTCCACCTGTGTTTATATTTACAATATCTGAACCAAAAGAAATTCCGGTATTGCTGTCTGTTCCAGTAAAAATCGGTGCTGAAGCTGATCCATCAAGTCCAGAAATACCAGTTGTGCCGTTGATGTTTAATGCCATGTCTATAAGATAACAAGGATTGCGCCACTTGGCACAGTTATAGTTACACCAGAATTTATAGTTGGTGAGACTGTGTGGGCGTGTTTGTTTGCGGAGATTTGATAGTTTTGAGTGACGTTCTGATCTGATTCAAACACCCATTGATCGTTCCCGCCACCTGTTGCCCCTGCACCTCCAGCAACGGCTGTGAAAATAGTACCATTAAATATCTCAGCTTCAGTAGTGGTTGAATTAAATCTTATATCTCCAGCAGCAGGGCTACCCGGTCTTTGTGCTGTTGTGCCAACTGGAAGTCTTAAAGCAGAAGTATAGTTATGAACAACTCCTCCTGTAAATGTAGCTCCACTTAGAGTTGCAAGTCCTAAATTTGGCTGCGTAATATTTCCAATAGTTGTAAAAGTCCCTGACCCAGAGTTAACAGCAGTACATATCTTTAACTCATTAGTTGCTGTATTTATATGAGGTTGAAATGCAGCTACGTTTTCTGCACCAGTTGGATCTCCACTAGCAGAGTTAAGTGTTCTTAATGCTTGAAAAATATCTTTCATGGCGGTGCGAACTTCCGCACCAGTACCATTGTCTGGATGGAAATTATTTCCTGTTTCTTTACCTGTGCTAACTACTCTAGTCATCTAACAAGAAATGTTTTTCCCATTGTACTATCCTTTGCCAAATCCGACAGCTTGGAATGTAAATTGTTTTCCATTGATAGGACTTCCTCCACTATCTTTAAATACAATAGTAAACCCTGACCCTGTGATATTAGATAATTGGAAAAATTCTCCAGCATCTAAATTTAATGCAGTAATACCAATAGCAGGGGGATTGCTATTTGCGCCTGCATCAAGTCCAGCAGCACCAGTAAAGAAAGTATTTGTAAAAGTTATATTTGTAGATCCATTAGCTGTTATCACATTGCTTTGTTCAGTCCTTCTTAAAAGTGTTGCAGTAAAACCAAGTTCAGTAATTTTTATATTTTGCGCTGGATCATCTGTTGTTAATAGTGACTTAAATTTAAAAGCTCTACCTTTATATGTTCCGTTGGCAAAAGTATTAAAAGGCTTATTAGTAAAATCTGAATCTGCATAACTTGAACCACTAGGAGCAGTAGACGTTTGAGCAACAAGTAATTTTGCGTTTACATCTGTAGCTTCTGCTCCGTCAAAATCTGTCCAAGTGTCAATCAATTCTGTTCTTTGGTCAAATAAAGTACCGACATAAAAACCTTCTGTCAAAAAATGACGTTTAAGATCTAAGCTAAACACACCACCTAAATCAACAATATTGTCAAATTCATAATCTCCTTTCATGTTGCGTTTTACCACTACATCTCCTGATGTAGTCAACGCAGCACTTGCTGTGACAGTAAATACATTTGCATTAGTTACAGAAGCAACAGCAAAATCTCCATCCACAGCATTACCAGTTGTGTAATCTATCTCAACGACTTGTCCTTGAGTAAGTCCATGAGAAGTAATAGTTATCGTAACTGTTGTTCCTGATTGCGCGTAAGTTCCAACTAACCTTGCTGGATTTGTAAGCATCAAAGAGTTGCTCGCATTATCGAAATTAATATTAGTTTTATCTCCTTGAAATTTAGGATTATCGTTATCTTCTCTCCTAGTTAAAGCTAGTAGCTCTGATCTATTGTCAGGTAAATCTAAAACAATACTTGATTCGCCTTTACTAAACCTTCCACCATCATCTTGAAATTTTAAAATGTATTCTCCTTCTAGAAAAGGAACAACAGCCTGTGTAGAGTTTCCCGGCAAAGCATCTACTAAATCAACTGCATTGGCAAAAGTCCCTGTACCATCTGTCTTTGTAGAATGTCTTACATAAACAAAACCACCATGAGTAACATCAATATCAGTAGATAAATTCCATCTAAGCCTAATTAATTTATCTGAGAAAGGTTCCATATCTAAGCCTGACACGTTTTCTGGAACAGCAGTTTTACCAACAGCATTAAAGGTTATATCAGTAGAAGTAGAACTTAATTGTAATGATGCGTTAAAACTAAATACTGAGATTTCATAAGTTCCAATAGCAGTATTAAATATTTCAAAATCTGGTGAAGATACTGATGTAGATACAAAGTTTCCTTTGTTGTATCTGTAGTTGACTTGATATTGAGTAACTCCAGCTACAGGTTGCCAACTGATAATTAATTTTGAAACTGCTGCATTATTTATAACAACAAGTTTTTCTTCTGCTGTTAAAGCATTAGGTGGTGGTTTTGGTAAGTTGAGAATAGATACAGTTCTTTCTGGTAAAACAAAATCATCATTTTCAATAAATTGATATTTTTCTGGGATATAAGATAAGGCTGTAATTCCATAATTTATACCATCTCGTTCTTCTACTGTTATAACTCTAAATTTTTGAGGTAAAACAACATCGTTTTCCAATAACCAAACACTATTTACATTTGGAGTTGCACTAAATCCAGTTTTAGTAAAAATTACATTATTTGAGATACTTTGGACTTCTCTTCGTTCTACTGATCCATTTGGCATTATTACTGAAAGAATAGGATTATCTGTATCTGCAAGATCAGTTGCACCTGAATCATCGTCAACTGTAATTTGTGATTGGTTTGCTGCTTTTATTCTTCCGCCTCTTCTCACGCCAGACCTAACAGGATCAGCAATATCTATAATTGCACCCGGCCTTACAACAGCACCAGAATCTATTGAAGTTGTAAAAGATACTAGCTCGGATTCATTTTGCTCTGCAAATAATATTGCCTTTCCAAGTCTTGCAGCTTGTCCTCTTGAGGTGCAACCAAATGCTTTTACATTTTTTGTAATAATGCCAAACTTTGCTTGTGCTGCACTATCTTCTACAAACTCAAAATCAACTTCTTTGCTATCCATATTAAAATATGAAACAGCAATAGCTGTATGTCTTTGTTTTAAACTTGTACCAGTATAGTTAAACCCATCAGAAGTTATATTTGACAAATTAAACAGATAACTAGAATCTTTAGGACTATCTTGTGTAAGTGTTATAGAACCTGCTGACCATATTGGCATACATCTCATTACGCCAGCTATCTCATTTATTAAATTAAAAGCTGAACTTGATGATTGTATATTTGCATTACAAGCAAATCTAGCCTCTAGCCCTCCAAATCCATCTTTTACCTCTTCATTTGCAAATTTACTAGCAGTCACAAAAGAAAATAAATCCAAGTTTTCATATAGATCAGCATCGCTTGGGCTACTAGGATTAAAATTAGGAGATATATGAACGCCAAATCCGTACCTTTGGTCTGTTAAAAGGTCGAGCAAGATACATGAAGGGCAAGTTGTCCATACTGCACTACCCATAACACCATTAAATATATATCCACTTGGATAAACTATTCTGCCAGTATTACCATCTATAGTTGGCGTTCCAGAATTATTAGCACCTGCGCCGGGGATTCTTACTTTTATACCTCTTACTTTAAATTTTCTAGATGGTATAGATGAGAACTGCATAGAGTCCAATCGTAGTGACGCATATGCACTATCTAGATACCTGTTAGCGTCATCAATTATTTCTGAAAAACTTGTCCATTGAAAAGCATTTACAAGATTAGAACTTGTACTGTCTGGAGAAACTCGTTTTACTCTTAAATCAACAGGAAATGTGCCATCTAAGACTATGCTGTAATCTTTTTGATAAGCATCAGCAGTTCTACCTCTTATAGTGTCAAGAACTCTTCTTTGATAACCGCCATTATTAAATTGAACAAATATTTCTAAAGTTACTTCTGAACCAAAAACATCTCCCTTATCTGTAACTTCTTGCATTTGTGGAATTGTTATCGTTACTCTAGCTCTGTCAGGATTTGCATTTGGTGCTTTGTCTGCAATCCTTCTTGTCACCTCGCCAGTTATCCCAGATGTAACAGTAATTCCTACTGAAGTTGTTGATGAGCTACTTTCAATTCCATGTACTTTTGATTGATTTGAAGTTCCATATCTTGCATCAAACCTTACATCTCTGTAGTTAAAATCAGTAGTTATAGGGCTATGTGAGTTTGCGTTAGCTTTTAATATAGGTGTATCGTTTAAAAAAATATCTTTTTTAGCAGCATTATTGTACACACCACTTCCTCTAGAATGACCTTCTCTTGAGGCGGTAGCAAAACCTTCTATTTCACCCTCAGAAATAAGATCAAGGAAAGTTCCAAACTGTCTACTATGTAGCGTGTCAGGAGTTCTAGTCGGTTGTGGGGGTGGTGGCGGTGACGGAGGGCTAAAAACACCTCCAGAACCGATAATTTTTTTAGGAGCTTTTGTCATGCTTGTACCTGCTCAGTATCTATAGCTCCAGAAATAACAATAGATCCAGTAACAATTTCTCCATATACAAGTGGAACAGGAGTTCCAGCCCTCCCTGTATTTTGAGTTCCTCCAAAATTATAAGAAAGTTTAGGATCTTCCTCGGAAGCAAATTCTGGCATTGTTGGCATCGGGAAAAGTAAATCAGTTACTCCTCCTAAAACTAAAGCAGCACCTCCAATAAAAGCAGCTTTAGCTCCAAAACCAGCAGTAGCCCAACTAGCTCCAAACCCTTTACCAAATGTAAGTCCACCACCAAAAGCTCCAAAAGCTCCAAAAGATACTGCTAATAAAGCTCCTCCTAATAAAATCCTACCAACGCTTCCAGATCCACTTATAACAGGAACTATATGTATATCCTCCTGTCCTATTGGATAATAAATTTCATCTTCATTTATGGCATAATTACCAACTTTTACTTGGTAATATTTAGGGTTCATATATGGTTCTATTTGAGGAAAATTATTCACTAAAAAACTTATTGCTTTTGGAATATTACTTGCCTCAATCTCAAAATCTTTATGACCTACAAACTCTGCAAGTTCTCCATATAATTTTAATTTACGCAACATAACGATACCTAGCTCCTGTGCATTTTAATAGCCATTGAGAATAAGGCTCTCTACAAGATAGTCTATCGGTTAAATGATGTAAAACATCCCCATTTAAAAAAATGGCTACATGATTCAAACCTGATGAACCTATAGACATTAAAATTGCATCACCATCTTCTAATCTTTCTTCTGGTCTTAATTCTCTAAAACCAGTTCTCCAAGCACAACTTTCAAATAACGGATTAAGGATAAACTCTTCTGGGGTTGTAGGTCTTTCCCAATCTTTCAATTCAATGCCTTTCTCCTCTTTATACCAATCTCTTACTAAACTCCAACAATCTGTTACACCCCAAACCCAAGGTCTTCCTAGTAGTTTAGGTTTATAACCACAAGGCTCTAAATATGCCCATTGCTCTGTTTTAGGATTAACAATATGCCAAGGCAAGTTACTTTGTTCGCAACTAATTTTATCAGCATCGCTAGGTGTTGGTGGTGTGACAGGATGGCTATGAATAACAGCAGTTATTTCACCTGTATTATCAGCCTTAATATAATCTTCTGGATCAATTATGAAGCATTGGTGATCTGTCATAGATAGATTACGACAAGCAAAATATCTCTCTTTACCTTTCACGTTTAACAAAAGACCGCAAGATTCTTTAGGATCTTGGTCTTTCGCATGAAGAAGTGCGTCTTCTTTCCAAGTCATGCCACAAATGTACCAATAGAAGGAAAATCTTTTCTTGTACATTGTCTTTGTGGCGCACGAACTCCAATCAAATCAAAAACTGCTGCTAACTCAAATTCAACAATATTTCTATTTTCTGCTGATTTTCTATCTATTTTATATATCTCTCTAGGAAACTCTGCTGTAGGATCTGGAGTCCCTAATGGATTAACCCCTCCAACAAAATTAACCGCATCAAGATAACGTGCTAAAGTTCTTATTCTTGTTACTGTAGCTGCTGATAAATCATTACCTGCCGTCACCTTGTTAACATTCAACAAAATAGCTGTGATTGTACCAAGAGCATTACTAACTGATAACTTAGGTCTTGGAAGCTGTCCTCTTTGATAAGCAAAACCAGTTGCTTGGATTGGCATTTTTATATACTGATCTCCAGCCCATATAATATCGCCATTATTATTCAAGTTTGTACCATTGTGAAATCTATATGTTTGGTCAGAACCATGAAGTGCTAAATCTGTTTTTAGGGTAAATAATTCAATAATTGCAGAAGGATTAGGTTTTTGTAAATCCGTAATAATAGGTGCTGTACTCATGGCTCAAACACCTCTCTAAAAGTTGCATTTATAGTAGCTAAATTAGAATAATTCATATTTTTTGACCATGACTCACAAACAAAACTCATTTCAGCACCTTCATTAGGTGGTGTGTATGTAAAGCTTGCATGGTCGTTTGCTCTTGCATCTAAGAAAGTTTCTATCGTATCTGATTCTGTTTCTGTTATATTTTTCCAAGTAAATTTAAAGGTTTTAGGATTTTGGTTTTGCGCTAATCCCAGAAATATTCTATGTTCATAGCCATCAGCAAAACGAACTGTTCTAGTGTTTGGCTTGGATGTTTTTTGTACAGGGTAACTTGGTTGAGGTGATGAAGGAAAAGCAGCCATTATGTTAATAAACCTCCCGGCCTTCTTTGTTCTACTAATTCAGATTGTATCGCAGTTGCAATTAATTCACCAAGAGCCTTGCTATTTTCTTCATCACCCTCTACAGATGTACCACTAGCATCGACATTAACAGTTATATTTGTTCCAGCCCCACCTTGTGCTATAACTCCAAGTTTTCCATCTCTACCACGTTTTAGTGGGAGGATCCCCTCCGGGCCGGCTTCTCCCATTAAGCCTGCTCCATTTTTCATGGGAAAAATGGTGGGTCTTGAGACTACGCCCCCCATCTGATACGGAACAATTTTGTTTTTAGCAAACACATTACCTTTAGCACTTGGTACAACTTCTCCTCCATCTATAACATTTCCATCTGCGTTAAGACCTAAAGCACCAAGTATAGGATTAGCAATAAATTTCATAAACATTGCTTTTACAATAATCTTTTGTAATTCTTTTACTGCACTTCTAGCTAAATCAGCAAAACCTCTCTTACCCTCCACAAAGAAATCAGCAAACGCATTTCCAAGTTTATTTGTGACATCTAACGCAAGATCTCCAACTTTTTTCTCTAAGTTAGTTGTTTCTTCAAGAAGTTTTTTGAAACCCTCTCTAAATCCTTCTTGTGCTGGTTTTGCATTTTTTAATTTTTCAGTTATATCATCAATATCTAAACCTAATTTATTAGCCTCTTCTCCAATTTCTTTATATATTTCTTTTGCTCTTTTTTGTATTTCTAAATTTTCTACTTCTTTCTTACCTATTAAACCAAGCTCTTGTTTTATTTTTGCAAGATTTAATTTCTTTTCTATATCACTTGTAGGATCTTCAAACTTACTCGTTGCACCCTCCTCATCTTGATTCAAGAAATCTAACCTTTGACCTTCTATAAATTCAAACTGATTTCTTTTATCAGCCTTCAACATACTTGTATCAAACACACCTGTCTTAGCAAATATTCTTTTGCCCATCTTGGTCATCGCATCTCGACCACCAACCTGCTCAAGAGCAAAGGCTTCTGCCATCGCTTCTTTAGTTTCCTTGCGAGTTCCTCTAAAGAGTTTAATAACTGCTGTTAAAGCATCAGCCATACCTGCAATAAACCTTTGAATCATTGCTCCAACAGGTACAAACAAATCTCCAAATTCTTTTTGTAATGCTTGTAAAGAAACAGCCAT